AAAACCAAATATAAGTGTGATTCATTTGGATGGAGTAAAATATAATGAATGAGAAATTAAAAGCAATGAGGGAAGCTTCTTTAATCGAAGAGATTAACTCTAATAGTTTGCAGATAGAACAGTTATCTGAGGACGTAAGAGGATTGATGTATGCTATACGTGATCTGACTGAACAACTTGCAGTGAAGGAAGCTGCATAATGATTAAAGCGATGTTAATAGTTGCGAGTCTGGGTATCAATACAGAGATGCCTGACATGGACTCTTGTCTCAAAGCAAGAGCTGCAATCTCTGCACAGGATAGTTCAATCAAATCCTTGTGCATACCTAAGACTGATGAAGTTTCTAAAATGAAAGAGATGTTCAGTATTTTCCTAAATATGATTGATACAATTAAGGAGTATGAAGAAATTGACAGACTTAACGATGAAGAGAATCGACTCTGTGAAGATTGCAGTGGATAATTCTAAGTCAGATTGGGCGATTAATTATTGGAATAATGTTCTTGCATATCTGTTGAGACTTGGTAACAGGTTAAACTAAATAGTCACATGGTTACTCTCACAGAACGTGCAAAAGAATATCTAAAAAGTGTATCCAATGGAAACTTTGTAACCCTCTCTGTCAAAGGTGGAGGGTGTTCTGGTTTTCAATATGAGTGGGGATTAACAGATAAGCCATTATCTGATCCAATAGATGATGTTTTAGTTGTTGATCCTATTGCAGAGATGTATATTTTAGGTAGTGTCGTAGATTACGTAGAAGAACTGGGTGGCAGTTTTCTATCAGTTAAAAATCCAGCATCCACAAGTAGTTGTGGTTGTGGTGAAAGTTTTGGAATATGATAAAAGAGAATAAAACATACTCAATAAAAACAAGTTGGGTGCAAGACAGTAAGGGAAGCTTCATTGCCAGAAAAGAATTTTCTGATTACACCCAAAAGGAGATTAATGCAGCCAGTAAAATTGCTGAACGTATTACTTATAATTTTACTAACGATGTCGGTTGCTAGTTGTGGTATCGTACCCCTATGGGTTTCAGTTACGCACACAATAGGAGATGTTATACTTACTAAGGAGACAGGTAAAAGTTCTTATGAACACGTTGCCTCAACAATAACAGGAAAAGATTGCAAATTTACTCGTATATTAAAAGATAAAAAGATTTGTATGAGTGAAAAAGAATATAAAGATTATTTGCTGTCTCTTAATTGTGATACGTATAAGTGGGATATATTAGGAAACGTATCATGCGAAAAAAAGGGTAAATAAAATGTATGAATATAGGTGTAAAATTTTAAGAGTTGTAGATGGAGATACGGTAGACGTTGATATTGATCTAGGGTTTGGTGTGTGGATGCATAAACAAAGGATTCGTATGTATGGTATCGACACTCCTGAGAGTCGCACAAGAGATTTAGTAGAAAAGAAATACGGCCTCATGGCAAAAGAGATAGTTAAGAAGTTTGTGCCAGAAGGTTCTATGCAAATACTTATCACAGAAAAAGATGATAAAGGAAAGTACGGCCGTATTCTAGGTAAGTTTAAAATAGAGTTTAAAGAAGTAGAGACAACTCTTAACGAGTGGATGGTTACAAACCATTACGGAGTAGAATACTTTGGACAATCTAAAGAGGAAATTGAGGAAGAACATATACGGAATAGAGAACTCGTTAATCTAGATATGTCTAAAATCTTCAACTTACATTAAAGGAAAAATTATGATATCTATTTTGATAACGATGCAGTTATTTGGAGCTGCAATGACTATAGATGCAGAGAAATTATATGGTGCAATGAGTATGGGTGCTTGCAATGAGTTACTACCTATCATTCTGTATAATTACCAAGCAACAGAAGGGTTCTGTTGGAAGGGCGACATATTAAAGAAACCACCACAACAAATATAAAGGAAATATATTATGAAATTGTTAAGTGAATATTGGGGCGAAAATGAGCTTGAAAATCGCAAATCCAAAGTGTATTTGGTAGAGAAGTGGAGCGCAGTCTCCCAAGCATATGTACGTGAATATGTTGTAGAGTTTATCACCAAGAATCTAAAAGTATCAAAATCATCACCACACATGGAAGTGAGAGTCTTTCATGATTCTATCCAAAAGGCTAAAAACAGAGCAAAAAATTGGGTAATGGGTGTTGACAAATAGTGAACTATCCTTTATTATAATTGATAACTAGAAAGGATTTTCATGACAGAATCATATTCGTTTGTATCTCGTAAAGAAGATAAGTGGGCCTCTTTACTTATCAAAAGTGGTAAGTATGAAGGTATCATATATCAGTATGGAAAAGTATCTGTACCAGAAGAAGAGAATGAAGAAGGTAATATGCCGTTATCATTCAAGTATAACATTCTTGACTACAATGGTCACACAAAAGAATCTCTAGAAGAAACACCAGACTTTGCAAATGTTCTTGGTGATATTCTGGTAGAAATATTAGATGAACAACTAGCTGAAGGTAATTTAGAATATGCAGACGATTGAACGAACCGCTCTTACACAACTCGTAACAAATGAGAAGTATGCAAGAAAGGTTCTACCCTTCATCAAGGGAGATTACTTTTCAGATAGAACAGAAAGAACTGTATTTGAAGAGATTACAAAGTTTGTTGATAAGTATAATAAAATACCTACACAAACCTCTCTGGAGATAGAGGTTCAAAGTCGTAAAGACCTAAATGAAGATGAATACAAAAAGGTTGTAGAGGTAATCAAAACTCTAGAATCAACTGATGTAGACTTTGATTGGCTTGTAGATACTACTGAGAAATTCTGCAAAGATAAGGCGGTGTACAATGCGATTGTTGAAGGTATTTCTATCATTGATGGAAAAGATAAGAATAGAGGTGCAGATGCTATTCCAAACATTCTCACAGACGCCCTTGCTGTGGGTTTTGATAATAGTGTGGGGCATGATTATTTACGAGATTCAGACTCTAGATTTGAGTATTATCATACGGTAGAAGAGAAGATTCCATTTGACTTGGACTTCTTCAATCGTATAACAAAGGGTGGATTACCCCCAAAGACTCTCAATATTGCACTTGCTGGTACTGGTGTTGGTAAGTCACTGTTTATGTGTCATATGGCTGCAAACTGTATGAGTCAAGGTAAGAATGTACTCTATATCACACTGGAGATGGCAGAGGAACGCATTGCAGAACGTATAGACGCAAACCTAATGAATATCTCTATGGAAGATTTACATGACTTACCTAAACAGATGTTTGAAGATAAGATACAAAAGATTATAAAGAATACTACTGGTCAACTTATAGTCAAAGAATATCCAACTGCATCAGCTCATTCATCACACTTTAGAGGACTGATCAAAGAACTTGCAATAAAGAAGAGTTTCAAACCAGACATAATCTTTATTGACTATTTAAATATTTGTGGATCATCACGTTTTAAAGGAGCAACCAATGTCAACTCTTATATGTACATTAAATCGATTGCAGAAGAACTTAGGGGATTGGCAGTTGAGACAAATGTACCAATTATGTCTGCAACACAAACCACTCGATCAGGTTTCGTATCTACAGATATTGGTCTTGAAGATACGAGTGAAAGTTTTGGTCTGCCTGCAACAGCTGACTTCATGTTTGCACTCATTAGTAATGAAGAACTAGATGAACTAAATCAGATTGCAGTCAAACAGTTGAAGAATAGGTATAATGACCCAACTACAAATAAGAGATTTGTGATTGGTATTGATCGTGCAAAGATGCGATTGTTTGATGTAAAACTAGAAGAGCAAAAAACTATCGTGGACAGCAATCAGACTATAGAGAATGAAAAGTTTGCAGAGCCAGTATTTGATAATACAGACTTTGGAAATGATTGGAAAGTATAATGCTAAGACACACTACGTATACAATACGTCCAATGTGGGCTGGAATGGGAACATGGACATACATAGGAAACTGTGAAACAGAATATGATGGTCATAATAAAAAGATGTGGCATTATTTGATAGCACCAGACAACACAAGAATTAGTATAGACAATTACTTTGGGCCCTACCATATGCCGTCTTGGGAAGAGTTAGAAGATTTGATGATGGAACTTCCAAAAGCTAGACAACATTGTGAATCATTATGAGTGCAATACCAAAACAAGATGATGGATTTGTCTATTGGAAGTTTGATAATGATGTTGATTCCGATACCTGTAAAAAAATAATATCTATTGCAGAAAATAAATGGNAAACTGGAACAGTTNNGGGAAATTCAAAAAATAAAAGAAAAACAAAANTACACTGGACAACTGAGCAATGGTTATATGATCTTGTATTTGAGTATATGCACACTGCAAATAAAAATTCTGGTTGGAATTTTGAGATAGATGGTGCAGAATCAATGCAGATTGGTAGATATGGTAAAGGATGTTTTTATAATACTCATAATGATGGT